TGGAAGACCACCATTCAGGAGTTCCTATTCTACCAAGTTCAACTTCCCTAGCTGGCTTAAGAGCCTCCAAAGCTGTTCTGAAACTTGGTAGTTTGTCAGATATCGCCCTAGTATTCCTATCTACTATATATCCTAGCACCTCCTTTATGTCTCGCTCAAGAGGATTAGTAGCAGGTAGGTCCTTCAGTAAGCCTTTCACAGTACTGAGATGCCCTAATTCCTTAGTGCTTAGAGGGTCAGTCCAGTCTCTGAACTTTATATTATTCTTAATCCTATTAAACTTTTCAAAAATATATCCTGGGTCAGGAGTGGCTTTAGCAGATTCCCTCAGTATATCTCCAGCAGCTTCTATTTGATGAGCCAGAAAAGCACCCGCATCAGTGTCAGGTCCGCCAGGCATAGTACGTAGAGGATTGCGCTCTAGATGAGTATCCCAGTACTCCCTAGTAGTTTTCATAACATTTCTAGTGGGCTCCTCTACCCTAAACTGCCTCCTGTACATTGGCAGTTTCTCTACCTCATCTGCCACTGAGTTGATATACTGACGCCACTTTACTATGTCAGATTCTGGTATCTTATTAGCAGCATGAAGCCTAGTTAGCTCCTGCCTTATCTCCTCCAGCTGCATTACTGTAGGACTATCAGGAGTTAGTATTGTAGGCTCTACTCCAAGATTTCTCCACAACTGGTCATATACTTCTCCGATAGCCTCATCAGTAAAGCCTATGTCGGCAGCTGTCTTACCAAGCTTAGCAGCATAAGCATCTGCCTGCTCTACAGTGTGTAAGATGAAATCTTCTCTTGGACGAATAGTTACATGATGCTGAACTCTAGTAAGTCCTCTATATAAGTCATCTCCAGTACAGCCATATAGATAAGCTAGATGATTAGGAGTTAGCTCTGTAACTACCTCAGGTATATAGTCAGGAGTGAATACTGTTTTGTCTACAGAGTTGAGGAAGCTACGGCTAGCCCTTAGCCTAAGAGCCTTAAACTTCCTAGCATTGCTATCAAACTCATCCCAGATGGCAGCCTTCTGAGCCCGCTGATGAGCCCAGAAGCGGTCATTTCTAGCTTTCTTAGGAGTTCTGGGTATGATTGATTCTATCTCAGCTATCTTGTTGCGAGTTGATAAAATGTTCTCAAGCTCAAGACGAGTGATAGAGTCAAGGTCAGTAAGACGAGCTAGCTGAGCCTCATTAAGTCCAGCTCCTCCCATCATTTGCTTAGTCAGTCTACCCTCTTGCAGATTATTGAATACATCCCTAACCAGTCCTTGCAACTTAGCATCAGGCTTCTCTACCCTAGCAAGTATATCAGGCAGCCACATTATGTCCTGATGAGAAGCCTGAGCAAAGATATCTATAGCTATAACTTTATCAAGTCTGCTGCCACTCTTGAGCGCATCATCTATGGCACTAAGAGATGAGTCTGTCCAAGTATATAAATCGTGTCTAGCTCTAGATTCTATAATTCTATCCTTAGTATCTGCTACGTAGTCAAACAGTCTGTTCACAAGGTTAGTAGGAAATTCCTTACCCTCAATAGCTAGTCTTGAGTATAACTCTAGAAAGTTATGAATACTAGAGTACTCGGGTCTACTAGATAGATATTCAGCAAGAGGTCGCCACTGGTAAGGCATCATTCTCTCAACAGCTGGCTCAGTGGCATTCTTTACCAACTGATTCATTATCCTAGTTAAGTCTGCCTCAGCTGTCTCCATAAACTCCGCTAGCAGCTTAGCTGAGCCTACCTCAAAGGCATCCATCTCAGCTGGGTCAAGCTTGGCTTTCCTGAGTTCTGTTAACTTCCTGTAATCATGTATTCTCTCACCAGTACCTTCTACCATAGCAGATATATTCTGCATATCTCCAAGGAAATCATCTAAGTTCCTAGGAGGATTAGCTATGAAGGCATCTGCTTCGTCCTTCAATACGTTAATCTGGTTTTTCAGACTAACGAGTGATAGCTCTCTCTCCTGCTCTACATAAGCTGCTATCCTACCATCTATGTCCTCAAAGATGCTACCATCAAGTACCTCATCCCTGATACCTTTTTTAGTAGTCATACGGACGTCAGTGCACTTGTCAAATGTCTTGCCCAGCTCCTTGCTAATTTGCCTCCGCTCAAACTCAAGAACATCTAACTTAGAATGAGCTCTGACTGCCTCAGGTCCTACAGTAGAGTCTGCCAGCAGTACTCGTTCTATATCCCTAGCGTCACTAGGATGGATAGCAGCTATATCATCTAGCCTAGACCTATGCTTAGCTAGCACCTCTGTCAGGCTTCTCATGTCATCTGGCGCTATCTCAGCTAGTGCTTTCATATAGTGGACTTGGTAGTCATACGCAGTCTGCATAGCGTTAAAGTGAGCCCACATATCGTAGGCATCTTGGAAGGAGGCTAGATAATGGTCTCTACCTGCTATGTTCATCTTAGCGCCTATAGTCTTACCACCTAAGAATGGTACTTTCTCAGGTATGTGTACTTCTCTAGTAATAAACGGCACCTTGCCACCTTTGAATACAGCTGTTCTACCAGTCTTAGGGTCTACTACAGCTTGGGCTAGCCTTGCCTCACCACGCTCAAACATCTGTAGCTCATAAGGAGCATTTGTCAGTCCCTTGAATAAGCGGTTAGTTTCTGCTACACCACTGTAAGATTTAGGATATAGCATCTCCGCTCCTCCTAAGAAACTCCTCTGCATATTCTCAAGGAAGTTAAAAGGACCGAAGTTAGCAAAGAGTAGATTCCAGCGGGCTATAGGCATTACCAGTCTGCGTTCCATAGCTACTAGGGCAGATGAATACAGTATCCTATCTGCTACCCTACTGTGCCATGAAGCTGACCTACCAGATTGAGTCATATATCTAGTTAGAGGACTGTGCAGATTATTATAGCGTATTTCCTCTAGCCTATTAAATACGCCCATAAGAACATCAGATGCTGAGTCCCCTTTAAGAGCAGCCTTAGCAGTGTCAGCTACTTTCTGCCTAAATGCTACTAGTTTAGCTGATAGCTTGTCCACCATCTCCTCAGTAGCTTCCTGCCCAAGGTCAGCTAATATCTTACCTGCTGTTACTCTCTCACCTTGTCCACTAAACATATTGAGTACTTCATTATTGATATGAGCCAAGCGGTTAGTATCAAAGGTTACTTCCTCAGCTATCTCCTTAGTTAGTTTAATAGCAGCTGCCTCATCTATGTAGTTAAACTCCATCATAGGAGCGCCTGCTCTAACTGCTGCATCCCAGCCTTCCATAGGTCTTGTTACAGCCTGGTCAATAGCATTAGTAGCAGCATCAATAGCATCTTTGGCAGTTAGACCCTTCAGATTACGAACTTCAGGATAAGTGCGCTGTAGTACTGAACTGAGTTTCATATAGCTGTCCCTAGCAAAATTCCTAGCCATCATAGTGAAGGTTCTAGGAATCTGATAACCAGCACCAGTTAGCCAGAAAGCACCTTTAACAGGAGACAATACTACCTGTACTCCAGCTTTGAAGATAGCATCTGCACCTGCAACGTAGCCATTCTCAATTGCTCCTACCCAAGGACCTATCCTAGTACCCAGACCTCTAAGCCCTACCTTAGTAAGCCCAGCGCCTAGCTTGTAACCAATAGATGTAGCCACGCCCAGTCCAATATAGCTAACTGGGTCAAAGAATAATTCAGCTCCCAACTTGCCATACCAGGGCACGTCCCAGTCGTTAAAAGCTTTGGCGTAAGCAGACCAGCTACTCTCACCCATAGAGCGATAGTACTCATACTGTTCCTCAAGCCTAGCCGCAGCAGTATCCTCAGGAGTCTTGAATAGCCTATGCGCTCCTATGATAGCAGCTGAAGCTAGTGGTCTTGGTAGAAAGTTAAAGTATTTATCCAACGCATGCACCATAGCCATCATAGGCTGAGTCACCAGCAATTTACCAAATTCTAATGGAGTTAGCTCAGGAGCTTCTGCCATTACTGTTCCTGCCCTGATTAGATTAAGGCGGTCAGATTCTATTGCCCAGTTTTTAGCTCTATCTGATAGCCATTCCTTAGCAGACTTCATCTCCTCATCTTGCAGTTCCATCTTGCTAAGCATACCTCTGACCTGCTCCTCTGTCATACCTTGAGGTAGTTCAGCCACCCCAAAGGCAAAGGACTTAGCTATTTCTTCTACAGTCAGATTATGGACTGCCCTTAGCTCCAGCTTCGGTGCTGTAAGGATTTCATCCAGTACTTTGGTCTGGGCTTCTATAGCATCGCCATCAAATCCTTCTGGTAGTAGGTTAGACCTATACTTCATTCTATCATAGAAGTGCTCCAACCATACTATATCTTCATCTCTCAGAGGAACATCAGCTACTATATAGTTAAGTAAGTCCTCTGCCTTCTCTATCTTATAGTCAGGTATAGATATAAACCCTTCTCCAAGAATCATAACCTCCTGCTTCCACTCAGCAGCGTGGAGAGCCTGAATAGCCAAATCCCACTCTTGCATAGCCTGCTGAAGCTGATTCTCGTAATCCTCCTCCCTCATAAACCCACCACCAGCAGGGATTACAGCTGTCTCAAGAGGTCTGAAACCTTGTAGCCTAATTCTGCCAAGCTGCTCTATCCGAGTTCTCTCACGCTTAGCCTCAGTGAACCTTGCCCGAGCTTTATACTCTTCAACTCCAAGTTGAGCTAGCTCCTTTCTAAAGCCTGGGAAGTATTCAGGAATCTCTACTGGAGGAACAGTTACAGGTTTTCCAGGTTCAGGAACCTCTATACCTTTTTCCTCCAATATCTTCTTAGCATATTCTGACACTTCTGCAATAGGTTCTGGCATTATGCGCCTCCTTCAGGTGTAGCTCTAGCAGGCAAAGCAGTTCGCTGAGGTACAGTCTCTGCCTTGCCTCTAGGTAGTTCCACTGGCTGCTCCTGCCTACCTTGCTCAGCAGTTAGCATAGCAACAGTTGCATCTGCTACAGTATCATATAGCCTAGCAGTCTCTCTATCTCCAGTCTTATCTAACCAGGCAGCTTGGCGTCTGTAGTACTGTATTAAGGCTATTAAGCTATTAGTAGGGTGCATCTCAGCCTGGTCTGCTCTAACCTGTGCTCTTTCCTGCATTGGGTCTTCAATATCAGGGAAGAGTTTCTTCATCACATAAGTATAGCTTAGACGGAAGTCAGGGTCTAGCATTCTGGCAGTAGTGGCTCTCTGCACCAGGTCTCCAGGGATTTCTACCTCATAATCAGCACTAACATAGATATCATCTGGCAATGCATCAGGATAGCTCCAGCCATAAGGCTTTACTCCACGCTCTTTAATATCTGCTAGCCAGTCGTTGTCTATGTCTTCATAGCGATTGATGAAGGCTTGGTGAAATGGTTTCATTACTTGGTTAGCAGAGGCAGCTATCTGACTCATAACATAGGCTGTTAGCTGTCCCTGAACACTACCATACATAGCCCAGCTAACTCCACCTCTCTGCATCATAGCCTCTAAGTCAAGCTGGGTGCTTCTCAGTTCTAGCGGTATAGGCGGAGTGCCAATGAAGTCAACGGAGTCATCAGGACCTCCTCTAAATATAGCACCTCGGCGAAAGACGTCCTCTGGTCTGACTATAGCTTTACCACTTCTACTTCGCTCAAAGATTCTAGGCTGAGCGGTATCCCGTAGTAGTTGAAGACTAAAACTCCACCACTTATTCCAAGTTCGGTAAACATGCTCGTTAGTTGCTACAATAGCCTGACCTATATCAGCTTTCCAGCGCTCACCACTATCCTCCTGAGTTTGTAGTTTGAGTGTAGATGAGTAAGTAGGAATCATACCAGATGTCAAGCTGCCCATATCAGGCAGTCCACCAACTGGAGCTACATATATAGGCATACGCTTAAAGCGAGTACGCTCAAACTTTACCAGTATATTATCTATAACTATAGCGTTCCAGATAGCTCTGGCGAAAGGAAAAGTATCAGATATCTCTACCCACCAGTAGTCGTAGATGGTAACATTTCTTCCTACCGATGCTCTCCACTGAGCATAGTTGTTACTCAACTTCCAGCCGTTTCGCTTAGCCATGTTAGTAGCTTGGCTGGAACCTACTGGGTAGATATGAGCTACCTCACTGAGTCCTAGTGTAGCATCCCACATGGGATAGACGTCTATAGGGTTCCAGGGCTCATCGTAGCATCTAGTGCCATCGTCTGTTACTGCAGCAAAGTCAGCATACCATCCAGTTGCAAGCATGAAGCCTAGTGAAGTCCGTTGTAGAGATTGTCTGGGATTAGTTTTGCGGAAGTTATTGTGCACGTCCTTCCATGCAGTTTTGAAGAACCTGCTAACAGATGAGACAGCTGTAGATACCTCTGGGTCTATAGAGTCATAGTCCTTTATCCTATGGGGTATATCAGTGTCAAGGAGATGTAATACTAGATTGAACAGTGACCTTGGGTCATTTCCTACAAACGACTCCATTTTCTCCGTTTTAAGTTCATCTACCATCTCTATGAGCCTATACCACCGCTTCATGGCAGAGTCTCTAGGTGACCAGAACTTCTTTAATTCAGTACAGCGGTTAATTACTGCTACTGCATTTCTCTCCATCTACTTCTCCTTTAAGGCTCGCTGTTAAGTTCTGCTACGGTCATTGACATTATCAGTTACCCCAGTTGTCAGTCCAGCCGCCTTCGGTTGTATCTCCAACAAAGCCTCTAGCAATAGGCATAGCATCTCTACAGACAATAGCTATAGCACCAGCATCGTGATGGTCATCTGCACCTACTACCATTATCCCACTCTTGACCATCCTGTTTCTTCTAATATTCTTACACTGAGACCAGAAGCGTATATCCTGGCAGTCTATGTCATCAAGATGTCTACTAACCTCTGTTATCATATAAGGTTTAGTTGATAAGTTAGTTTGCCACCCTATGGCTCTTATCATCTTACCTGTTCTTACATCCTCACGCCAGTAGAGGTCAGGATAATCTCTCAGATGAGATACGATGTCAAGATTATCTTCTGGGCAGATAACTCCGCTATTGTAGTAGTGAGCTACTTCCTTCATAAGTTCTGCCATCTCCCACTCATCGTAGAAGCCAGCTAGAGTAGCACAGTGCTGCATTACTGGAGGAATCTCATTACCTTCCTTGTCTCTGTAGCCTTCAACAAAGTTCCATACTTGCCCAACTGACTCAGATGTCTTGCCTTTCCCAGGGTCTATGGAGATAACATAGCCTTTACCTTCTTCTACATCATGCCAGATATCAAGGGTGGCTGACAGTGTAGTTCCAGTTATCTTATCAGTAGCAGTAATGTTTTTCTCTATAGGAGCTGGAGTACAGGTGTGTATCTTGTCAGTTATGATGTCAGTACTATACGCCTGGTCTCCAGCTACCAGAAAGCAAGTCTCATCATCCTCAGGAAACTCCTGCTCAAAGATAAACATAGTATCTCCAGCTCTACGCAGACTAGCCATCTCAGATTTCTTATACCTTCTCCACCTAAGCTTAGCCATAGCTTCAAGCTCATCAAAGTTATATACTTCTATCAGTTGCCGTAGCATGATAGCCTCATCTGACTGTATATCTGGTAAAGGGTCCTGGTTATCTCCTGGAAGACAGAATATGTCATCAGCATACATCTTATACTCAGGATGTAAGAACCAGGGATAGAAGTGAGCTGTATATACTGAGTCACCTATCCTGCTGCCTTCCTTAGCCGCTCTATACATCTCACAGAACGGATTATCCTCACCGTTAGCAGTGCTACCTACTCTCACCTTAGTACGTGGGCTAAGGGGAACTCTCTGTAGCGCTGATGCCATAATAGCCTCATGAGTACCTTCCTGCCAGAAGGCAAACTCATCCAGTAGTAGATTGTGGATAACTTCACCTCTGCCCAGAACATAGCTTCTGCTACTAAATATATACATGGTAGAGTAGAAGTTAGTAGCCTTATCCTCCCAGCTTAGCTCTGTAGCTGACTTATGGTCAAGTTTAGGAATGGTAGGAATCTTTCTATACAAGCTATAATGATAGCGCTTAGCCTTTAATATCTGGCGCTGAGCACTGAACTCATCGTAGCTAATGATGACTGACACAGTGCCATTGATAGTAATGTTATCCAAGAAGAAGTCACCTACCACTATAGACGTAAACCCTACCTGAGCAGGCTTAACATAAATATCACGAAGTCCAGAATTAACAATAATATCATCCTGAATAGGATTAGGCATAAGAGGCACTCTCTGCCTGCTCTTATCGTCAATCTCTAAAAGTGTAGATAGAGTAAGTCGCCTGTCAGAAAACAGCGTCTTTAAGGCTTCTTCTTCTGTCTGAACTGCCATCACTTCTTCCTACTTATGCGAGCCAAAGTAATTGCCAGGCGTGCCTGCTTACCAGTTCTACCAGTAGCATGACGCATCTTCCTAGCATAAGCCTGAACGGTCATACCAGCTGCTCTTGCCTTACGAGTAAAGGCACCAGGGCGTTTGATAGCTGCCTGAATCCAACGTTTTCCTCTGCTACCTCTAGTTTTCCTAGCTCTAGCTGCCTTAGCCATATCATCTCCTCCCATTCATCTTTCGCAGTAGTATATTGAGCTCAGTCAGAGCCATAGTGTTGTCCTCCCGAGTCTTCTGGTCTTTTTCAAGTAGAGCCTCTAGCCTCTCTGAGTGAGCACTATGAACATCATGCACTCTACGTTCAGTATCTCTCCTGTCCTTTCTATACATAAGAAAAATGATTAGCGCTAGCACTGCCACAGGCCCCCCAGATACCACAGCATCTATTATGGAAGACTCCATTATCTTGCTCTCCTTCCTAATCTAGTTCTTCTAGCTGATACTGGTCGGCTATACATGTATCTGCTACGAGTAACTCTACCGACTGACCTTGGCTCTCTAATACGGATTCTACTAAGCTGTGCTCTCTTGATATTGCGCTTAGCAGCGTTTATTACTTTTGCAGTAACTGGGCGCCTAGCCATTCTTACCTCTTGCTAGCGATATGGTATCAGTCCTAGAGATTTGAATAATATCTTGATTCTTAGAAACCCAATCAGCAAAGTTAAAGTTCCCATCGTTACCTGATACTACCGCTTCCAGTAGTTGTAGCTGCTGAGGAGTATAAGCACTACGGAGTCTGAGCAAATACTGCTGGTCAAACTGAGTCAGCTCGGCAGGTACTAGTTCTCCTGTTTCAGCATCTTCCACCAGCTCCATTTCTAGAGCCTTCCGTAGTACTCTATGGTCTTTCTCAAGCACCATACGGAAGTTGCGGTAGAAATCTAGCTCAGTGTATTCCTGACTCAGCTCCTTACGTATCTCAGGTATTCGCTCCTCAAGGTCAGTAAACTTGCTATCAAGCCTGACATTTTCTAGCCAATTTCTGGTCAGACCTAGAACATACAGAGCTTCCTCGTCAGAAAAGCCACACGCCAGATATCCGAGGTATCTACACCTTGAGTCATCACGGCGATAAGGCAGTAAGGTAGTAGCAGCAGACACTTCCTTAGGGTCTGCTGAAGGTAATTGCAAGGTATGGTCAAGCATACAATCCTCCTCTAGTCTAATTATACCATGTTACAGTGCTAATGTCAAGGATAATAATGGCAATTTTTATTTATTTAACAAAGGTAAATAGTTAGGTTGACAAGACAGCATCTAATATGGTATAATGTAATTAGGATGAAAAGTGGAACAACAGGCTGGGGATACTTCCAGCAAGGAAATGAGCAAGAGGAAAAATTAGAAATGTTAGGGCAGAAGCTAAATCTTGCTATAAACTGCCCTATTCACTATCCAGCGTTTGGTAAAAGGTTGTTTGAGTGTAAGTGTGGAGTTACTTTTCCTTTATATATAGTGGAAGGGAGGAGTGAAGAGGAGTTGGCTAAGATACATAGTGAAGGAGCAGGACAATAGATATTTACTTAACTGTGTGTAGGAAAACTGTTACTTGCAACTACTGCAATGAGCCTATAGAGCTGGGTGAGTATGTAGTGTGCGGTAATCTATGGCAGAAACGCACAGAGGAAGGAGGTGAGCCGAGAAGATGGGTAAGGAATTTCCGCTGGCACGCAAAAAGGAAGAAGGACAATCAGTGCTGCTGGCTATCGCAAGCTCTGGAGAACATATCACAGCATCCTGTAGCGGAGACGAGAGGACGCAAGGGTCTTATCCTCCCGAATTCTGTAAGGGAAGAAAGGCTAAAAGTACTAAGACAAAGAGCCAGAGCAGTAGCAAAGCTAAAAGAGCTAATGCTAGCTCCTCTAAGAAAGAGAGACGTAGACGAGATAATAAGAATAGGAAGTCGAATAGAGGAGATGAAGGAGAAGATAAGCCAGTTGGGAGGAGTTCCCAAGAGTTGGGAATAGTATATCCAGGAGCTTATTGTGATGAGTCGGAAACATTCCCACACCACTGGGTTGAGAAGGAAAGAGTTGCTAAGGGCTCACTATTTCAGTGCAAGTTCTGCCATATACACTTATGGCTTCCTCAAGGCTTGACAGATGTTGAGATGCTAGCCACTCTGATAAATAAGCATGGTAAGGATGAAGGTTATTGCCGTTTCCTTAACAGACGCAGAGCAGCCAAGATACTAGTGGCTAAGATGCAGGACCTAGAAAGGCTGGAGAATAAGATAACTGACAAGGTGGAGTTTGCCAGGATAGCAGATAAAATACTAAGTGATAAGGATTATGATAGAAAGGAGGATTAAACATGTACTACGTTGTAACTGGTTTAATAAACTTTGGAAGGGATGAGGTAGTTGTTGATTCTGGCTATGGTCAGTATAGAGTGCATCATACACTAAAGAGTGCTATGGAGCACATGGATAAGATTGCCAAAAGTAAACCTGGTTGGGTAACTAAGATATATAGTCTGACAGAAGTAAATGAGAAGCTTAAGGAGAAAGCATAATGGATAAGGACTTCCTAGGAATGCCAGAGAGGGTGGCGGACTGATAAGCCCTTTCAGTTCAAGCTAACTGTGTAAGGAAGTAAGAACAACTTTTCCGAAATGAGAATTCTCATTCTAGGAGGTAATAAGATGAAAGTAGCTAATATGTCAGTAAAGGAGTATGCGGATTTCTATAACTTAGGAGAACTGCGAAGGAAGCTGCTATTCGTGGAGTTGGACAGACTAGGACTTAAATACTTAGACCCGCTAAGAAAAGAGTTGGACGCTAGGTTGCAAAAGTATGATTCACAAGGTAGTAAGTAACTTTTTTCAGAATCAGAAATTCTCCTTCTTGAGATAGAGAGTAAAATCACATTGCAAAGTCAAGCACCCGTACCCCTCGGTCTTTTGTCCAGATAGATGACGGGTATATGCCAGCTGGCAGCACGGCAAAATTGTTGACACCCAGAAAGTAGCACATATGTTCTAGGACCTTGGTACTAGTACCATTGTACCATTGACAATGCGAGGCGGGCATGTTATAATATATGTAACTGAATATGGGAGGCATCCGATGAAGCAATCATGCGAGAATTGCTACCACTGGGTGTGCCCTACAGTTGGGATACTATTCCCGACGTTCAAGTGCCTTATGGACGGCGAACTTGATATGTCCAAGCACATTGAACGGAATGGAGTTGGGTGTCCTTACTGGCACGCCAAAGCAACCGTGAGGCGCACGGCATATCGCAAGCGGTAGCGCACAAGGCGGTAAGCGGGAGTCCACCACTCCCGCTTATTGCTATCCATAAAATAGCACACATGTTCTATTGACAATGAGAGCTGGATGTGTTATAATATACATGGTAGACCATACGGGTCATGCCGAGAACATTAACAATTGAATATGCTTTGGTGCTGGGTGCTGTCCCGAGGGGTTAATTGCACGAGGTGTAAATATGGTAACAATACCGATTGAGGTCAAGACATACAAAGACATGTTTCGCATGCTTCAAGATGTATATTTGGCATTGAACGAGAACGGCGACGCAGGCGAGATTATGGAACGCTTTCCCAACATCTCACATCCCGACTGGATCTGTAACCATTGTGGATACAATAACTCGGGGGACTTTGAGGGCATGAGATGCCCAAGATGCAATCGCTACCCTTTGAGCTTGAGCTAGCACATTCACACCCACTCGGGGTAGCATCCAATACCAAAGTACTATACCGTACCAGTACCATCGTACCGCCTAGACTAGTTGACAAGGATTGGACTATCTGTTATTATTATAGGGTGCAATGGTGATACCAGTTCAAAGAGGACTGGTAAATACACTCACCATTGATAGGGAGGTGTGAAGCGGCAACAGCACAACTCCATTGAGCGAATGGAGGACAACTGAATATGGCAGAGAACAAGGTTGACGTAGAGGCTGTAGTTGCGCAAGCCGAGGCGAACAAGGCTAATGCGCAAGAAGCCAAGGCAGAGCCGACGGAAACCGAGCTCATGGCTGAACTTGAAGCGGCGCTGAAGTCAAAGGACTTCAAGGCAGTAGCAACTGCCAGCCGCAAGCTTGACCAGGCAGTCAAGGCGAAAGAAAAAGCTGAACTTGACGCCAAGAGAGCAGCACTGGACGCCATGATAGACAAAGTCAAGTCGGCAATCCAGAAGGCGGTTAAGCCTCTGGTTGACTCAGGCGAACTGGACGCAGCAGACGGAATCTGGTACTCATACGACTTTGGAGAGCAAGCTCCGACTGTTAGACTTATGAAGTCAGCACCCAGAGCTACCAGAAGTGGAGGCGGAGGCGGAGGCAAGAAGTTTGACATAAGTACAGATGACATGCTTTCCAGACACGGACAAGAAGAGTACAAGGACGGTTTAACTTTCCAGCAAGCCTATGAGTCAAGTACAGATAAGAACTGGAGATATGCCATAAGGCAGAAGCTGCTAAAGTTAGAAGGTGTAATATAGAATAGCAGCCCAGGAATAGAGAGGGAGTAGCAAGTTGCCAGCTGCTCCCTTTCTCTTTGCTCAGAATTAGAGTAAGTAAGGCAGTAAGTAAAGTAACTTAACTGCACGCTGCAACAGATAAGTACGGTATGGCAATGAAGTTGAGTTAATACGGGTGCAACAGATAGGTTTACATAAGTTGTATAGTATGGTATAATAGGGTATATGATAATGGAGGTGAACTATGGCAGAACCAGCTAGAAAAGCACAAAACATTGAAGACCTGATAGATGCTCTCAATCCTTCTGGCAGGAAGAGGGTAGATAGTATCAGGTCAGACATCTGTGCCTGGTGTGGCAAGCCTGCTACTGAGTTCAGAGATACACCATCCCGCAGAGAGTATACTATCTCTGGGCTTTGCCAGGAATGCCAAGATGAAGTATTTGGGAGGTGATACTGTGGAATTCTACTTTATAAATAGAGAAACAGTTATCAAACAAACTACACAGAACATGGTAGAAGCTGGAGTTATTGAGCCTGATGATGCAGAGCTATTTGTAAATGAGCTCCAGCAACTTGACCCAAAGGACTTGCTAACCGTACTGCTTGAGTCTCACGGGCTGAGAGAACAGGCAGCAGAAAGCATTGAGTACTATCCCATTGGAGATATAAGTCTAAACTGATGCGGAGAAAGTATGAAGAAGCACCAAGCGCCAAAGCGCCGTAAGGCTAGCAAGTCAACTCGTATTGCTAGGATGAGAACAAGGATAGCTAAGCGGGAACAGAGACGGATAGCAGAAGAGCATTTGCTACCTGGGGTAGTAAAGCCTGATGCTCCGCCTATGCCTCCAGCAAGAAGAGCATTTCAAGATGAAACCTAAAGAGCAACGGTCATGCTATAATTGTGGTAACTTCGGATTATGTAGACTGAGAGACAGAGCCAACGAGCTTAAGGATTATTTTAACCAAACAGGTAACTTTATGAGCAGTGACTTTGCGAAGCAGCTATATAATCTAATGGGAAAGAATTGCTTTGAGTATAAGGAAATGGACAATGACTAACTCTAAACGATACGCTAGGTATATTAGACCCAATAGTAGCTGGCAACTCCCTCCAACTGTCCGTCAGCTAGCTACCATTACTCGTCTCTGCAAAGAGCTACAGCAGCCTGAGCCTAAACCTACGCCCGCTACCAGATGGCAGGCTAGGCGAAGAATATATGAGCTAAACAAGAAAAGAAAGGAGGTCAGAGGATGAAGTACAAGTGTAAGGTTGAGGGGTGTAACTTTGAAACTAACTCTTGGCAGGCTTTAGGCGGTCACATTGCGGGTCATAGTAAGAGGCGTGGCATAACTAAGTATGCTCAGCATCACTTACCTACTTCCGACGAGATTGCAGCTGCTCTGCTAAACGCAGCAGTAGATGCCATCAACAAAGAGCAGTCCTTACAAGAACAACTCAGTACGGCTAGGAGCAGAATGGCTGTGCTAACTCAAAGCTTGGATATAGCAAGAACAGAGCGAGACAGAATTATAAAGATACACAATGAGCAAGTAAGAACAGCTAGCATGCAAAGAACTGAACTGCCTAGCACTGAAGCACTTATGAGGTTAGCGAAGTTAAGGTAATTAGATTGGGAACTCAAAAAGCTCTAAACATGATTAACTTACAGGGAGGATTGAGATGAAAGTGACTGTAGTTAGAAGAAGTAAAACAACAGGAGCAGTGATAGATTGCCCTGAAGTTCTTATCGGTGAGAACTGCCCTGTCTGCGGGGGAAAGCGAGGCGAAGTTTATGGTTATAACTTTTGGGAGGACGGTACTTCTCATTGGTGCAATCGCTGGAACAACCCTTGTGGGCATATTGACTTGTATGAGGATGTCCTTAAAGAGGCATCGTTGCTAACCCCTAAAACCTAGAGAACGTACAGGAGCGGAGGCTTAACATGCTGGATAAATTAGAGACCACAGTACCTATGCCTTATGGCAAGCTAACCCCATCTCTACTAGGTAGCTACAACTACAACACTGAGCATACACCTGACTGGCTAGTTATTCTATGCCCTAACTGTGGCTCAGATAATGTCTGCTGTCTCAGTCCAACATTTAATCCTGGGTTAGACCGCCGAGGTAGATGGTTCTGTATCAGTTGTCACGATAGCTGGGAGTATGAGGTAGAGCGCTAATGGATTTCTTCTATGGACTTATATGTATGCTACTAATAGTAGCTATACTAGTTCTAGCAGTGTGGGAAAGTAATGGCTAAGCAATCTCCACTAAGCTGGCAGAAGACACATCTCCGTGACTTACTCCTATTCGTCTTGACTAAGTACAATATCACCTGCTACTTCTGCCATAAGCCTTTTACTATAGCTGACTTCCCTAAACGCCTAACTGACTTAATAACAGAGCATCACATAGACGGAGACCATATGAATATGGAGTTAGAGAACAGAGTACTAGCTCACCGCAGGTGTCATAAGTCTTATCATATGAGAGAAAGGAGAAACAATGGATAGATGTCCCCATATTATAAGAAGACAAGCAGGTGACGAAACCTATGACCTTTGCGAATTGACTACGAAGCCTTGCCTTACAGAGCATGGATTATACGAGTGCGAAGTATGGAAGGAAATCCAAAAGGAGGAGGAAAAGTATGATGCATCCACAGTTCTATAAAGATGACTCTTTATCTACATCTGACCCTGACCCTGAGCCTCGCCAGCACTATGAAGTCCACTGTGGTAGCTGTGGCTGGTGGGGTAAGATATGCCATATGATATGTGTCTATGTATCTAACCCTTCTGAGCCAGGAGATGTTATTCCTGAGCCAGCCTGTCCTATCTGCCTATCGTATCAGTATCTAGAGTATAAGGACGATAGCGAGGATGCAATATTAGCACGTCAGCAGTCATGTCCCTCCATCTATATGACTCGGCTAATGCTATCCGCTAGATATAGAGATGAATGCTATGCAACATTACTGGGGATACTAAATTGCCAGACATATCAATCAAAGAACTCAGAAGGCGCATAATCAAGGAGCACGGACTCATACCTCCTAAGCCTCCTCCATACTTCCTTCCCGACCAGGGGAAGTATGACGAGTCAGCTGTGGACTTCCCTAAGACTGACTTAATGAAGTACATAGAGATTAAGTACAATGTGTCCTTAAAGCTAGATATCTACCGTGGCAGTATCAACGATGTCTGCAGTCGCTATGGTTGGGAAGTAGATAGAGCTACCATTAGCCGATGGAGAAAGACCATAAGGAGATACTTGATTGGCGAAAAGGAGTAAAATGGTAGAAGAAGCTATTAGAGTACCAGATGCCAGTCCTGACAAGTACTTAGCCATGCCTTATGGTTTAGATGGCTACTGGTGGGAGACCGATACACAAATCCGCATACCACTTGTGGAGAATAAGAACGAGGGCGATGGTACTTTCAGCAGATGGCTTACTGAACTGGAAGGTAAGGGGAAGCTGATATTCTTTCCTACTATTGTAAGTGCAAGGCTAGACACCATACTTCGCAAGCGTGGTTATAAGGAAGCCTTCGCTGAAGATGGAGAGATGGGCTACATTGACGGACTAGCCAAGCAATCAGGGCATTGACAACTGCCACCTCTATATGGTATAATTATTATATAGCCTGTAAGATATAAAGGAATTCACCTTGTCAGAAATTCACGATAAGGATAAGCAACTATACACTATCCAAGACTTACTATCATGGACGCCTCCAAAGAACTACCGCATTATCTCTGGAGGTGTTCTGAATGTCAAGAACCGTATGCTAATCTTCGGCGATGAAGGCTCTTGGAAGTCCATGCTAGCTCTCCATACTGCTCACTGTATTTCTAGAGGCAGCAAATGGCTAGGCTTCCGCACTAATCCATCTAATGTACTTCGCCTACAAGTGGAGCTACCTATGTATACTGACCGAGACCGAGTGGGTAAGTACTGTATAGGAAGCAAGCAGATTTACCTCGCAAGGGATGAGCATAAGGAAGTAACATCATCCGAACTTGACCGCTTAGATGCTATGGCTACTGACTATGCCTATCCTTTAGTAATCAACCGTACTGAACAGTTTATTCACATAGATGAGTCAATTGGCTGGGAGTCTTTGCGCAGAAACATTCAGTTATGTGTATCTGAACTGCCACCACTTCCCTTAGTAGTTATCCTTGACCCTCTATACAAGATGTTTAAGCGCAATCTGTCAGATGAAGTAGACGTTAAGCCTATGTTAGATAAGATAGATATGATAATGGAGGACGCTTCTGCATCTATACCTGGCTTGTCCTTTATCATAGTGCATCATACTCGTAAGTCCAAAACAGATGAGACTGGCAAGCTCATAAACATGAAGAGTGAAGATGCTACAGGTTCTAGGTCTCTACTCCGCTGGGCAGATACCATCATCCGTATAGACCCTGACCCCAGCGATGCTACTCTAACTAAGGTTAAAGTAACTTTCACTAAACACCGTAATGCTGAGGACACACTACCTACACTAGTAATCCGCTGGGACAGAGACACTTTACATCCTCAGATACTAAGTCGTATGATGCCCAGATATGAGGAAGAGGATGAGATAGAACAACGAGGCGAACTAGATATAGGGCAGTTAGAGTAGTATGTGAAATAAATAATCCGTAACATAATATATGATATATGTTTTTCATGTTTGGAGTTAGTAATATGGTAATGCCAGATAGATACAAGGAGGAAATAAGAAAGGAGCAGGAATATGCTCGTAAGGAGAGAGATGAAAAAAGACCTCAGCTAATCAAGTGGGCAGAGCAAAGTATATGTGATACACTAGCATCTATTGGCTTTGAGATTAGTGATATTAGCGCAGAGCATGGCTGTCCATTCAAGATACTAGTAAGGTCACAATGCTACTCGTTCCTGGCAGATATCAAGCTAAGGAGACTAATTAGACCAATACCGATAGCAATCTGGAAAGTAGATTCATACAATAACTATATCTCAGACGTACAGAGCAGACTACTCATATTCAAGAGTAGAGGTAGGAATGACAATTGCCCAGATAGAAAAAGTCATGGCTATCCTGACTGCTTCATACCAGTATCGGACATTCCTAAAAGATGCTATACTGTAGGTCCTTATTATAACATAGAGCATTACCATACTACTTCCCTATCAGCTCTAAGAAAGATAGTGGAGTGCTTCTACCATAAAACGTAAAATATATATACATATATTAGTTACGGATATTTATTTTAACAAAACTACCAAGTTAGTAGAGTCGCTCTGCAAAGAGTATGGTAACAATACAGTGAATGCCCAGACCATTCAAGGTTGACAAGAGTATCACCTTTATGGTATAATGATATTAGACGATTTGAAATGGAGGTGCAGCATATTGAAGAAGTAATCTGTATTACCCTAGCAATCCTATTCGTATTAGTACCACTTATTGCAGTAAAAGTAATTAGCTATAAAAGGAGAAAGAACAATGGCAGAAGAAACAATGATAAGCACCAGAGGACTTATAGACGCTGAGCTAGGTCCTCTACGGAGGTTTACTGGAATACTTGACAGTATGCCTACGGAGAAACAGACATTTGGAGAAGGGGAAGGAGCAAGAGAAACTACCCGAGTCAGCCTAAACTTCAAGGACATAGATGTAAAGGAGGCTGTAGAGCCTTATCACTTTCCAATAGTCACTCTAATGATGTCCCAGTCTAACAGGAAAAAGTCTCGCTGGGGAGTGCTATCCGAGGGAACTCCCAAGGACCGCACAGTTGGCTTCAATAACGTAGCCGACCAGCAGTACACCGCAGAGCAACTTGACCCAACTAATGCCAACTATATCAAGCCAACAGACAGGATGGATATTAAGACTTGTATAGGCAAGAGGATAGGAATGGTTCTAACAGACGGTGAAGATGGTAGACCTGAGCCTATGGACTTGTTTGATGGAAGGACAGGTGCTGATAGACCTACACCAGCATGGACAGTGTATGAGATAGAAGGAGTCGGTACAGCTGGAGGAGAGGGCACAAGCGCTATGGACTTAGCTATGAGTCTACTGGATGGTAAGACGCTGGCTGATTTTAACTCAGCAGCTCTTGCTAATCCAGTTGTCAGGAATGACACTGACCTGTTACAGGCTATTAGCTTACCACCTACTGCCCCAAACTCATTTGCTAACGCTATGGTAACAGCAGGCAAGTTTACCCAGGATGAGTCAGGCGTATTTCACAAGGTAGTAGCAGAGGCAGCAGCATAAGGAGCCAGTACGGAGAGCTTGCTGGTGTCTCCTGTAAAAAGGGAGTTAATGTCGCTAAAACGAAGCCAGCAAGCCTGCCAGCTACCCGAAAGGGTAATAGCGAGGTAGTTCTTATCGTGGCTACTAGCTGGCAGGAAGTCTGAGCCGAGGTAGGATTGGATAGCAAAAAGGGGATTGCTATCAAGCGTTTAGGTGGGTGTAGGCTCAGGTAAGGCTCTGGGGGTGTGGAGCCACAGATAACAGAGAAACTGAAGGAAGGACGCTATCCCCAGAGCCAGTAAACAGTAATTTGAGGACGGGCTTGTCTCGCACTAGTAAGCTCCCTCTGGAGAATGAAGGAAGATAGCATGAAAAGAGTTGATAACCATGAACTAAAAACAAAGATACTTGACCACTTAGCTGACTTATATAAAATTAAGGAAGTCAGAGAAGCAGGTCATCTCAGTAGCTATATCACTTGCCGTACTAAGTCATTTCTGGATAGCAAGAACACAACTGAACCCACCGAGCAGGAAGTAATGCTATTTGCTCTGGGCTATGGACTGCAGGATGTGCTAACACCTCCAGACGCAAGTGCACCAGTCATCAAGAAAGATGGTATCACCTACAGACCAGATATGATTCTCTCCAAGCGCTTAAATGAAGTTAAGACTACGAGGAAGTCAGCCAAGTACCACTACATGGATGACGGTCTGCCAGTCACTTGGATAGAATACATGATGGGCGGGTGCTACATGATGGAGAGGACAGAGTATGACCTCATCATTCTATACATGATGGGCGCCTACAATCCACCTTTTCCCTTAATATACGCCGAGACCGTACAGTTTGATAAGGATGAGTTGGGGGAAAACTGGCAAAAGATACTTTATCAGAAGGCAATCCTGGATGAGGCGATAGACACTGGTACTCCACCAGAACCATTTAAGCACTGCTATGAGTGGGAGTGCAAGTACTGTAGATATAAACTAATATGTCAGACAATAGCTAGGGCATCTGGAACAGATGAGAAGCTGTTAGAGGAGATAGAGGACGTTGATAGCTTATGGGAGTAAAGGAGGTGTTCATATTGGATGATTACTTAGGCATAACGGCAATTTGCGGAGATGAGGGAACTGGCAAAACTACAATGAGCCTTACTTTCCCTAAACCTCTCCGACACTTTGACATAGATGTAGGAGGATATAGGAGAGCTATTTGGAGATTGCCAGCTGATGGTGTAGAATCCAAGAGCTATCCTAGACCAATCCAGATGGGAAAGCTAATGGGTACTCAAGGGAGCCCTACTACCAGAATATCTATACCTAAGAAGGTGGAGGGTATGAAGGAGCTGTGGCAACAGATAGTAACAGACTTCGTAGCAGCCTGCACTGATGAGAAAGTTAGGACTATCGTTATAGATTCAGCAACACTGCTCTGGAATATATGCCACCAGTCCCATCTGCAAGAGCTACAGGAGAAACAACTAGCTAGCCACAAGAAGGCTAAGCCCAACATTCCTTTTGATGAGAGTGACTATCGTGAGCGCCTACAGCCAATGGAGTATGGACCTGCCAACGATAGGATGAGAACCATACTCCATACTGCTAGGTCGTTTAGCAAGAATCTCGTGCTAGTTCACTATCCTACTGACGAGTATGGCACTGTGCCTGATAGCAAAGGTAATATGGTAGAGGGCAAGACTGGCGCTATAATCATAGACGGCTTCAAGGAGACAAAGAAACTGGTTGACTTAGTAGTATGGACTAGTATTAAGGAAACAGTTTCTGGAGGAGTAACGGAGAAGTCTGCAGTATGCAAGATAACTAAGTGTGGACTAGAGGGCGCAGGACTAGCTGCTGTAGGACTAGAGATTCCAGCAACGTACGATGGAATAGTTAATATCGTTAATCTACTAAAAGGAGCAACCAATGCCTAAGCTGTACTGTGATGCAAATCCTAGATGTGTAGCCTATGTACTGGATGGTGGAGGTAGTGGCTATCAGATGCTTCCATCAGGTCGCTATACCAGCATGGAAGCGGAGTACCTTGCTATTCAGTATGGGCTGAGTGAGTACTTCCTTAAGTGGAATAAAGAGCTAGACGCTAGGCATTATGACATGACTAGGGAGTCTGTAGCTGACGCTGAGAAGTCTGGTGAAAGTGAATTCTTCAAGACTGCTAGCCCTGCTAATGAAACTCCAAGACCACTACCACCGCCAGTGCTAGTATGTTCTGATAATGAAGTTGTAGTCAAACAGCTTAGTCGGCAATACCACATAGGCAATGATAGGCTCAGGAAGCTAGCCCAGCAGATATGGCAGATGACTCAGAATGTAAATGTAAAGTACGAGTGGGTTAGCAGGAATGAAAACCCTGCTGGTATGATGTTAAAATGAAGGAGGAACAGTACGAATGAGAATCAATGTAGAGAACAGAAGCGTAGACATGGAGAGGCGTGACATCAGCTATATCTTACCAGCTTATGTCAGAAGCTATATGTTCTACAGCAAGAATGAGATGCCAGAGAGGATTATCTTCCCTATGTTTCCCTCAGTAACAGTGCAAGGTAAGGAGATACCGATAGATTACGTACCTCCACTAGATGCAATAGCTGTAGAGATAGCCCAGGATGGCGCTGACATAGCTGAGGTTACACCAGAAGAGGAGGCAGCGCTAGATGAGAAGGAAGATAGGATTAAGGAACTGAAGGCGGAAGTTGAATCACTTACACAAACAGAGCGGGGAGAGGAGAGGTTGGGTGGCAATCAGAAGCAGTCTGGTAGCAATCAGGCAAGCAGTCAGAGTAGTGCTCAAAAAGGTAGTAAGGTATCCCCTGCCAGAGCTGCCTTTGCCACCGAGGAAGGGGACACAACCTCAAAAGACAAAGCTACGCAGAAGGCTCCCAAAACACCCAAAGCTTCACTCAAGCATGACCGCCAGCCCAAGCAACCTCCAGGTGGAGATATAGGACCTGGCTTACCGTTATCAGACACTCATGCTAGAGACCGCAGAGACCTGGTTAGAACTGCCAGGGACTTAGTAGATGAACCTGATATAGATGAGGCGGAAGAAAAGGAGTACGAGAAGCCGATTAGTAGAGATGAGGAAGGAAAGCCACTAGTGGAGGATAGGAATGAATGAACAGGAACTAAACAATAAGCTAGCAGAGTGGGCAGGATTCAAACTAAGATGGTTTAATGACTACTCATGGATATGGACTGACCCATCAGGCAATGACCTTGAGCCGAGAGAATTACTACCCAACTTTCTCCAGTCCCTAGATGCCTGCTTCAAGTGGCTTGTGCCAAAAGTTAGGCAAGATGCTGAGGACGCAAGAGGTCTTCCTGTAGACGGAGAGCAGACAATAAGAGACTTACTATATAATTGGTCTTTAGACGTGGCTATCCGAAAGGTAACTCCTGCTCTTGCCCTATGCCTAGCCATAGAGAAACTGGTAGATAGCGAGACTTAAATGCTCCTCATAGATAGCAACGAGCCTGACAATACAAGAATGTGGATGAACAATGAGCAGGGAACAGTTTGAACTGACAGACGAAAGCCGAAAGGAGCAGGATTATGAAACTAAATTGGGGGAATCTTACCAAAGAAGAACGTAGCATTTATATGCATATACAAATGTCTCACAGCAACTCCTATGGTGGTAGAGGTTATTTACCCGATGATTGTTCTGACTGTGGTGCTTGCGGGATGCCCATGCTTGGTACTGGGATATGTCCTAATTGCTACGCTACGTGGAAGGAATTAAGAAATAAATTGGATGCATAATGGATAAACAGTTTGAACTGACAGAAGAAGAGATAAGAGCTATACGATACCCTATGACTAAAGGTATTATCGGACTATATGATGTGTGTAAGCAGATTGCCCAAGCCCAACTGGATAAAAAGGTAACAAAGAAAGGCAGGGAGTGCCAGAGGTGCAAAGGACTAGGAGCATTCTTTTATAAGGACGGAGTACATGAGGGCGCCCAAGAAGAGAACCCCTGTAAAGCCTGTCAAGGCACAGGTCGTCTCCCAGATGAAGTTAAAACAGTACGTGAGATAGTAAAGGAATGGCAAGGAGGTAAGTGAATATGGAGAAACAAATCAGAAAAGCGACGGAGCTAATTACAGACAGTGATTTAGGCCAGGATTTAGAAGTATCAGAACTGACTAAATGTGCTGTTGAAATCGGAACTATCGCCTTTACCACACTCAAGGATGAACTTCGTGAAAAAGCCTTGAATATTGCGAAGGCCATAGCTGAATATGAGGATGAAATAAATAGATTAACCCACTCTTAGAATGGGCGTTGAATAAGGGGTAGAGAATATGGAAGTTAAAATTAAACTCCTATTGGAGGACAGCAATGGATAAGATAGAGAAGTGTCCTAATATAAACTCCTTATGTAAATTCATTACTTGTGAGGAGTGCTGGTATCAGCCACTGCCAGAAGATGACACTGACGGCAAGTTTGAAGGAGAGCTATAATGCTACTGGTGGATTCTAGCGAGCCAGGTAACATAGTAAAGCTACTCCAACAGTCCTGCCCTGTTACTGTCACTAACCTAAACCAGCTTCATATGAGCGACTATTACTTCGGCAACTATGAAGGCAAGCGACTGCAATTTAGTCGCAAGCAGGCTGGAGAGCTGGTAGGCAATGTAGATGAAGCCGAAAAGCAGATTGCTGACTACTACAACAATGCTGACGAGAACTACCAGATAGTGGAAGGAATCATTAGTTCTGCTAAACTGAAGATTAAGGGAGCAGCAGTACCAGTAGATGGTCACGGCTTTACTACCAGCACCAGAGACCTTGGAGCTAAGCTGTTCTGCTACAAAGTAGAACCAGGAGGATTTGTAGAGAAAGGACATAGCTTCTCAGCAATAAACGATTCTCTACTATATGCATGGCTACATAGGCTAGCTAAGAGTGGAGTTGTAACATACTTTACTGACAACTGGATAGGAACCGCCAGACTATTATCAGCCATATACAGAAATGAGCAGAAACCGCCAGAGGAACACAGTACGCTACAGAGGGTAGTCAGACCCAGAATACACATCAGGGAAGCTGACCCATTTATGAAGTCCCTGCTGTTCCTATCCAATGCTTACCAGCTAGGTATAGGAGAGAAGAAAGCCAAAGCCCTGGCAGACAGGTTTGTCTGCATTCTAGACATAGCTACAGCCAGCATATCTGACTTGACAGAGGTAGAAGGGATAGGGAGGAAGCAGGCTGATAAGATACTAAAAGCTCTTGGGAGAGATTTATGATAGATTTATATGACGTAGGCAGAGATATGTTGCTAACGTTTGACGGAGGATTGTATGCAGAAACATACCAGACTGAGATAAAAGTAATTATGACTATTAGTGCGCCTAGAGGTATGCTGACTCTATTTCGCACAGAGCCTACTGTCAAGAACATAGACAATCAATGTAAAGCTATTAGAGCGTTTATGGAGGAGCATAAGCATGACTAAGCAGTTTGCGCCAGAATACCCAAGAGATAGTAATAACTGGATTAAGTTCCCTGCTGACAGTGATTATCGTAAAAGGATGTTTCCACCTGAAGTCAATCAGCATCCTGCCAAAGCTAATGTCTATCTCGTTCAGTCAATCATTGAGTATGTATCAGAGCCAGATGACATACTGATGGACATTATGGCTGGTACTGGCACTCTAATGGTAGGAGCTCTTATAGGCAGAAGTGTAATATGCGTAGAGATTAGTGAGAAATTTCATCAGATACAGGTAGCTGCTCTGGAACATTTAGAGAAGATAGCACCAGGTATTAGTGGAATGATTAGTTTAGTTAATCTGCCCTGTCAGACATATCTACCTATACCTAATCTAGTAGACCATATCATATTCTCACCACAATATGCTGGCATTATGAAGACCAAAGGAACTGACAGATGGAACAAGGATACTGGCTACGACTTCTCCGAGTATAGTAGTAACCCGCTAAATCTTGGTACTATGTCAGAGTTCATCTGGGCTGAAGAGATGGAGAGGGTCTATGCTAAGTGCTACCAAACTATCAAACCTGGCGGTAGCATGACTCTAATTATCAAAGACCATATAGATGCTGGTAAGAGAGTAATGCTAACCCAGAAAGCTATAGATGCTAGTGCCAGAGTCGGGTTCAGCTATAACCCTGAAGAACATTGGAGGTGGGCAGCACCAGGTATGCCTTATACTGCTGCTAGGAGAGCTAGAGGAGAAGCGACAGTAGATGACGAAGATATTGTGGTTCTTCGTAAGAGCTAGAAATAAATTGGTCAGCACACTAGCACTTAATAAGTACACTAGACCTTTCATAATTAGGTACTTCACATGGAGGTATGGTAGCAACTTCGTAGGAACATATGATGGTATTCCTGTTATAAGAACAAATTATTTAAGGAGGTTATGATGGACTGGTATCAAGACATATTAGATTTTCACAATATGGCTGGACAGATGCCCACAGTTAGTACACCCCACCAAGTAAGCGAACACACATATAAACTTAGAGATAAGCTTATTAGAGAAGAGGTGAACGAGGAACTACTACCAGCCATGTTTGAATCACAGTACGAAGAAGAGAACCTAGTCAAGATAGCAGATGGCATAGTAGATTCCATAGTGGTCTTAATAGGCACAGCAATAGCTTATGGCATAGATATCAGACCTATATGGAATGAGGTCCATAAGACAAACATGGCTAAGTTCAAAGGAGGCTATACCAGACCAGACGGAAAAGTAATGAAACCTGATGGATGGATACCTCCAGATATTAAAGGAGAGTTATTAAAGCAAGGAGGTAACTTCAATGAATAGACCAGATTGGAACGTATACTTCATGCAGATAGCTAAGGACATTTCTGCCAGAGCTACCTGCCCAAGAGCATATGTTGAGATGATAGAAGATGAACTGAAAGTGACCGTACTATGAGTTCTGTTTACTACTATGGCACTGGTAATCCTAAGGAGCGCTTCCAGTACTTCCTTGATAATCCGCCAGAGGCTATTAGCATAGATGTTGAAACTCCCACCGTGACAGAGCGTATGCCTCTAGGATTTGCTATAGCCTTCTCACCTCATGAGGCATTCTACTTCCAAGTCTACCCTGAGCCACCAAGAGAGCTAGAGCTGCTAAAGCCTCTACTCTTCAACCCCCAGGTGTGTAAGATAGCCCACTATGCCCTGTTTGACTTATCAGTCCTACCAATAATACCTCACATAGCAGGCTTTGACCGTAGCAATATATTTGATACTAACACAGCAGCCAGATTACTAGGCAGGGAGCTAACTGCACTGAGCATGCTAGCACCAGAAGTTGGGATGATAGCCGAGGACGCTAAGTCCTTTATGCAAAGGCTAAAAGTAAAGAATATGCTAGACGCCCCAGCTATGGAGGTTGCTAATAAGTGTCAGCAAGATGCTAAGGCAGCTTTTGCACTATACCTTGACTATAAGCCTAAGATGGATAGTCAGTTCCCTGATTACTTCAAGGTAGAAATGGAGGTCATACCTATATTGATAGACCTTAGTATGAGAGGACTAGCAATAGACCAAAAGGCTAGGGCAGACCTAGAGGCTAAGCTAGAGGATGAGGTAGAGTTTTATCGCAGACAGCTAGAGCAATACGGAATTGAGAAGCCAGGGAGTCCACAGCAGATAGGGTACATACTAGGTAAGAGGGGCAACTTCCTTCCCATGACCAGGAGTAAGAAGCAGCTGTCTACCAGAGAAACTGACTTAGAATTCCTTGATGACCCTATGGCAGCTGCAGTGCTAGGCTGGCGGCATAAGTCCAAGTTGCTCAGTACATACATAAGTCCTATAGCAGGGGATGACAGGTTTTATACAGAGTACTACTTGGATACAGTTGTCGGGAGGTTAAATAGCAGGAACAGAAACATCCAGAACATACCACCAGAATGTAGACACATATTCCTACCCGATAATGGTTGCTTCACAACTGGGGATTTCAGTCAAGAACACCTCAGGATACTATGTCATGTAAGTGGCGATAGAGCTATGGACAGAATATATAATGATGGTGATTATGGGGGAGATATTCACCAGTACACAGCTGAACAAATGGGAATAACTAGGCACTTAGCCAAAACCATAAACTATGCCATATGCTATGGTGCTACTGCCAAGACCATATCAGAGCAGGCAAAGATTAGGGATAGGGACTTTTGCAGCAAGCTATTGGACAGGTGGTTTAGAACATTTCAGGGCGCATCGGATTGGATTCAGACAGTGCAGAGGGCAGGTATTAAGTCAGGCTGGGCAGAGCCCACACTATTCGGTAGAAGGATTCACTTGCCCGAAGAGTTTGACCGCTGGGGACACCTCAATACTGATGGAATGAAGAGGAAGGCAGTTAACTATCCCATACTGGGCAGTGATGGAGAGATAATGAAGAGGGCTATTATAATCTGCCAGCACAAAGGCTTAGGTCCTCCAGTAATGGCAGCATCAGTACATGATAGTCTGAGTTTTGATGGAGATGTAGAGCTACCAGTTGAAGAGCTGGAGACGATAGCAGGATTTCGCATTCCATTTGAAGTAAAGGTTACACTACGATGGGAGTGACAGTAACGGGCAGAGAGCCGACTCGGCAACTAGTCAGCCCTCCGCCCTATAAGGAGGTGCCCTGCCACGAATGGGCAGGCTAGAATAGCGCTATAAGTGCAGATGTAGCACATACTACAATTCCAGCAGCACATCCTACCATAGCACCAAAGTAATCTTTCCAAGCCTCATCCTTTGTATGCAAGTCCTCGTTCTCCTCATACCTAACAAACAGCCAGACCAGAGGAATAGATAGAGGAAATGTTAGACCAATCAGTAGTCCGACAGGTATGTGCAGAAGCATACGGACTCCAAAGTCCCCTTCTACATCTCTATTGTGCTTTATCCAGCTGAACGGATACTTATACATATTGTGCCTCCTATACTCCTCCACACTATTCCAGAATGGTGGGTTAGTCATTAAGGACATCACTGAACCCTCCTACTTGTAGTATGGCATCTGTCTCACTGACCCAGCAGTGAAATCTCCTATATACTGTTTTCGGTCTCTCCAGATACTGTAAACTTCATTTCTCCGTTCATCAGCCTCTGCTCTAAACCTGTCAGCCAGAGATATATCAGTAGCAGCCGATGCTGCATACTGACTAGCTTGCTGTAGATATGTTACTATATCAGTAGCTCTATGCCCAGCTTCAGATGCAAAAGTGTTAGCAATACCTGTGTAGCCTGCTGCCTGCTCTATGTAACTTCGCAGATTGCTTAGCCTCTGAGCGGCTTCCTGAGCATAGACCATAGCAGCATTAGTTCTTGAAGTAGCGTTCTGATAGTAGAATTGCCTATCAGCCTCGTGAGCAGCCACTAGTGCATCTCTCGTTGTCTGAGCATATTCTCTGTACGCTCTGGGGACATCCTGACCTTCACCTCCAACAGCTACAGTATTCAGATGGGCATCCCCATCGTCTAGATACTTCTTAATGTCAGGAGCACTATCACCATCAACGTAGTTAGCAGTGTCTCCCATATAGTTTGCTCTAGCATCATCAGCATTAGTAAGGTCTGAAGCCACTGAGTCTAGATAAGTATTAAGAGCATCAGCAGCAGCCACCATAGCAGTTCTCAGACCAGCAGCATCAGTAGTTATATCCGCCAGTATCCCAGCTGCATCTGCGTCAGAGTTATTATCAAGATACTTCTTCAGGTTGTCTAAAGCAGTACCCAGCGCAGTGTGAGCATCATTGGCAGATGACAGGGAGGTTATAGCAGATGCTAGGTCTGTAGTAGCCTGATGCTCTGACTTCAGTGCATAGATATATAGAGCGTAGGCTCCTGCCAAAGTAGCTACTGTATTCTCCAAGAAATCTGGTATAGTGCCAGGAGCGAAGTCGTTTGGAGATACATGCTGAGCATCGTAGTAGACTCTAATATGCTCAGCCTCAGCCATTCGCTGTTGCTCTTCCGCTTCTCCCATGCCAGTTATGAAGAAATGCTTACCAAAAGTATCTCCTGTAACGAAGTTCTGAGGCACTAACCCCACAGGATACTCTACCCGTTGAACTCTGATTAGTCTAGGTAAGCTGCTAAGGTCTATGCCTATCTGCATCTTCTTATAACTGAAAGTACAACTCTCTCCAGCAGCTATATTAGCACTATCAATAGCCTTCAGCGCACCAGATATGTAGTCTATATAGTAATCAGTATTGCGAACTAGACTGTTACTATCAGCATCAGTACCAGATTCACTCCCATCTTTGATAGGAGCATTAGCTAGATACACCCAGGTATCAGTATACGCCCCAGTACCAAGGTTTAGCTTCTCACCTGATGTATTGCCATCTATCTGGTCAACCTTAACTTCATTTACAGTTTTGAAGTACTCCTTGCCAGTTACAGATGTTAGTCCTTTGTAGTAGTGAAACACTTCCTCCAGTGCCTTACCGTTTCTGTCAGAGCCTTTGACTATCAGACTTAGGTTAGTTATGTTACCACTAGCATCGGTGATAGTTAGTACCAGCGGTCTAGGCACATCTGGCTGAGCAGCTATGGTTAGAGTATCCCCATCATCAGTACCAGATATATCAGCATCGTCTACTATTAAGTCATCATCCTCCGCTGCTGGGAAGGTTACTGACTCATCATCTACATCAAACTGCAGGGATAATTCGTATGTTTTCTCATCTGGCAAGAAACGGTTGAAGTCAGCTACTGCCCTCTCAATGCTTCTATTTAGCTCATTGTCTGACCACAGAGCTCCGCTATCCTTCAAGTCTAGCCTCAGATCTGAGCGCATTTGTAATCTTGTCTTACCCATAAATTACCTCCTGTTTCTTCCTCTGCCAGTTTTCCTTGTAGAGGCGCAACCACCCCTACCTCTGTTAGCTCTGATACCTTTACCACTACCATCTCTCTTAGGAATTCCCTTAGCCATATTGCACCTCTTACGTTTTTCTTATTACTCCAATTCCTATTAAGTCTCCATCAGCCACTGGACTAGGGAGTGCCGACCCATAAACATAGAAACAAGCATCGCTAGCGTGAGCGTTCCAACCGCTCTCACGCCAGTAACAATAATTGCCAGCGTGTGTTGGGCTACTACCATCCCTTCCGCCTTGAACATAGTTATTGGTATCCCAAGTACCGTCATAGGCTTCAAAGACAATGCAATAGTGTGTTCCGTTAGCTAAGGTGTAACCTGAAAAACCTACAAACGTAACCAACTCAAAGATTGAGTCACTGATACTACTAGCAGCCACTAAGTTACTACTATCCAAGGCTGTACCTGTAGGTACACTGCTAGTACCAAACGTACCCGAGTGAGCATATAGACGAGCAATCAAGTTCCCTGGAGTTCCTAATGTCCTTTTGATATAAAACTTGCAGCTAACTAGCCTTTTACCATCACCAGTAAACGATTGACCAAAAGCAGAGACATAAATCTCACTTGACGGATGGACTTTGCTTACGGTACTTTGCGTATCCTTATTGGATTCGCTATAACTATCAACTATGGTTGCCATTATTCCAGATGCTCCTTCACAACAGCGTAGTAGATGGTAGCATCATCTGCCAGAGCAATAGTCATTTGCATTGTAATCTGAATATTCTCAGATGTAGCAGGTATATCTATAACAATCCCAGGCTCTGCAGTCGCAGCGATGTCAGCCTTTTCAACTAGCTTTCTATCAATAGCTCTATAGTTCGTACCGTCTATCTTTTCTTTAACAGAAATATATAGGGATACAAAACTACCATCTGCTTCTACACTTGTCAGGTCCAGTTTGACAGAGTATTTCCTACGAGTTGTCTCAGCCAGATTGGTAGAGAACAAAGCTGATATATCCTGCTCATCTGTAGTGTATTCTGACGTATCCCAGTTGAAGCTACCTTTCCAGTCAGTAGCCTTAGGAATAGGGTCAGCCCAAGTAACACCACCAGGAGCAGAAGAGTCAGCAGTCAGGACTTTGTCATCGTCACCTACAGCAACCCTGACAGGTGTATTATCACCGCTGGCTGCTATTATATCTCCCTTAGCATCCATTAGAGATTTTGCTATATAGTCACTTGCAAGCGCCAGTATGGTCTTAACTTCTGCTAGTGTCTTCTTAACAAATGTCCCAGAACCTGAAGCTACCAAGAAATCATTAGCTGCAGTAGCTAGGGAGTGTTTTATGTACTGAGTATGGTCATCGTCTGCCAGTCCGCCCAGGCTTCCATGGTCTGATGCTAGTGAAGACCTGAATACAGGTTCCCAAGGATATGTGATGATTAGAGTATCAGACCCCTGCTGGCAGATAATCTTAGCTATTATGACAGCAAAGCTTGTAGCTATAGGCGGTAGTGAGCCAGGAACCTCTACAAGCTCAGCCTGATTTGCTGTGTAGTCTCCCTGTCCATAGACAACATGAATGTGACTGTCAAAGTCCATGAAGACCCAGTGAACACCGTACCTGTTAGATGTGAGATTTGCTAGTCCAGTATCCACATCATTGTACTGAGAGTTGCTAATAGCAGTAGAGCCCTTCACTGCCACCCATGCTGGAGTTTCAAGGTCTCCGTCATAGTACCAGTATGTGAATATATCCAGGTCATAGTTCTCACCACTAACAAATATATCGTCACGAAGAGTTAGCTCGCCACTGTCAACATATGCTACCACTTCCGTGTAAGTATCATCAGTAGTATTGTGAACTATCTTGCCTACATCAGTCTCAGCAAATCCACCATCTGCATCATGCAGTTTATAAGCCTCAGTGTCATCAGCAGTTCCAGAGTTAGGAGTACTGTAAGGAGGAGTAGTTTCCCTATTAAGTCCAAGGTGAATAACACCAGCAGTTACAGCAATATTGCGAGTTCCTACTGATGTAGTTATCAATCCACTAGACCTATTAGCTCCTTCCTCTACTCTCATCATGTGAGAGCGGCTACTGCCCTGTATACCTATATGACCAGCCTGTAGAATGTGAGTATCATTCCCTTCTCTAAACACTACCCCAAGCAGTACATGGTCTTGCTGGAAGCCATAAGTTAATACGCTATCAGCTTTCACTATCTGTGGAGAGCCAGCATTATAATCAAGATAAAGAACATTCACTGACATATCTGTTAGCTCTATTGCAGACTCACCAGCAAAGTCAAAGAACCTACCTACTGCTGTGTCAGAGTCAGACTCCTTGCACCACGCAGTACCAGCAGCCACATCCACAGTACCGTCAGCGGGAGATACGGGAGTAATTGTGCATCCAGATATAAATGTTCTGTTCCCGAAGAAGTTCATGAAGTCCTGAACATCATCATAAGTAGCTCCAGACAGGATACTGGCTATAACCTTATTAGCAGCTACAGTATCTATCATACCATCCTTGATAAAGCTAGCAGGTATATGCATAGACCTTTTTTCAAAGTCCATGCCAGTTGGGTTAGTATGGATAGGCTCATCTGATGGTCTTGTTGATATATGTCTTTGTCTTATCTTTGGCATTACTTAAACAGACCTCCTATCCAGTCCCTAAACGACCTTACCCTCTCCATAACCTCACTGGTAAAGGTCTCCCCTTTCTCCTCTACCCAGGGAGTTATCTTTCTCCAGTCTATAAAGCCCTTGTAGCCAACCTCCCGTCTCTGCCGCCGCACTAGCTCCTCCTGCTCTATAAGGTACTGTTGTTCGTAAGTGTACGAGGGAGTTACTTCAGGAGTAGGTGATGGAGGTTGAGGACGAGTTATCTTTGCACTTGCTGGAAACTCGTCTGGAGACGGTGCAGGTGTAAAGGCAACTGGCTCTGTAGAAGGCGCTGGTCTCTTTGCCTTCCAGTAAGGTCCTGGCTCGTAAGGTGGTACAGGAGGTCTTTGCTGCTGACGCATTCGCTCCTGCTCTATAAGATATTGCTGCTCATAGGTGTAATCTGGCTCATCAGCAGTGTCTAGCGCTTTGTGTACTGCAGTTTCTGCTACATCAATGTCAAAGCCCAAGTCGCCAAGCCCGACTTGCATACGATAGAAGCCAGGACGACAGATATGGCGGATAGAGGAGACCCTAGCCATACTGCTAGAAGGATAAACAGCACTAGGGTAGGATACATCAGCAGTACTAATCTGCCCATCATTAGCAGGCGTATCTGTCCAAGGGAATATAAATATCCTTTTGCGAACTTCCACTGGCTTACTACCATTTAGGAAGCTACCAGAATTTATAGTTTGGTAGTCTATCTGGCTACCTATAGTCCCCGAAGTAGTTATGGGTAGTGTTACTGCATATCCATTGTATCCAGTTGTTCTAAGAGAATATACAAAGTAAGAAATTCCTCCAATCTCTACAAACCTAATTGGGCATAGCCTATCAGCGTTGGAAGTGAAAAACACACCAGTATCTACTGCAGTTATAGCGCCGTCTGATGCTATACTAAATGTACGGAGGTCATCTGTGTTGCTAGAGAATACAGCATATACACTTCCAGATACATGGACGATTTCCTGAACATCTAATGTTCCGCCAGAGCCCCAGGTAGCAGTATCAATAAATGACTTAGTGATGGTGCCGTCATCTGCTATTTCAAAAGTTTGGAGTTTCTTATTAGTATCATCACCATAAGTAATTGCAAATACATCACCTGAAACATGTACTATTGAGGGAGTCATGCCAGGAGCAGCAAACTCCCAAGAGTCATCCAGCGATATATTAGTACCATCGTCATCAATGTTTATGACTGCTATGTGACCATCATAAGGAGATGTGATGTACCAGAATGCAATGTACTTAGTAGTACCAGGCTTTTTTATAATAGCCATTGAGCTATTATAGAGAGCATCTATACTGAATGACTGAGTTGCAATAGCAGATTTGGTAATAGTACCATCAGTAGCAACAGTCATTGTTTTAATATAGAGTTTCGTGGCATCACTTTGTCTGTAGGCAACTGCAAAGACATTGCCTGACACAGGTACTACAAAGTCATGCTCATATCCAGCGTAGACCTGACCACTCTCAAACTCCCATGAGTCAATCATAGTTCCTATATAGCCGTCAGCAGATACTGGATAAGTCTTAATCCACCCATCGCTATCTTCACCTGAGTACCATATACCAACTATGCCATCGCTTAATTTAAGGACAGTAGCATTAGCACCTCTAGATGAATCGTACTCAATACGATGTATAATACTGCCTATATCCCCAGTACTCATTATCTGCTATCCTCTATTGCTATCCTGTCATATAGTTCTGCCCTAGCGTCATGAGGAGCGTACATCCTACCAGCCATCTGCTCAAACCTAGCTCTGGCTAGTAGGGCATCTGCTCTACTGTTCACATCAGCCTGAGTTGTTAGTGAGCCTGATAGGATTATCTTATAAATCTCATCGTAGGCATCTATCTCATCCTGGTCTACTCCGTGTGGACTTTCACTAGATATGTAGTCAGTCCACAGTCCGTCATCACCAGAGTTGCCATAGACGATAAAGTGGTTAGGCACTAGCACATTTGCTCTTTCCAGATATTCGTAGAAGTAAGGAGCCTGGTCAGAGTAGAATGTTAAGTCCACAGCATCGTCACTCTGGGGATATTTAATCTCAAACTCCAGGTCATCTAGAGCTTTCAAGTAGCTGGCAGTCATGTTCAATAGTCTATAAATAAGCGATGCTGCATACTCAAAAGGCTGAATGTTAATATCAAACTGAGGCTGGAGGGAGTTGATAATACCATCATCCTCAGCCAGAGCATTTAGAGTCATACCCAGTTCAGATAGTATAATTCCTATAATATCAAAGATAGTATCAGTAGTATAGCTCTCGGTATAAAGTGGAGGGTCGCCTAGCCTCATGACCTGCTCTCTCAGCTTAGCCCACATACCTTCAAGCTCTAGCACTTCCCACAGCTTACCACCTGAGGAGACAGTCTGTTGATGCTTTACCCAGAGCCTTGGGGGAGCACCTTCATTAGTGCCATCACCAAGATACTCATTCCCAGCACCAGTAGTATAGCCATAGCCAATCTCTACCCAGTAGCCCTTTATGCTGGGAATAGCACGGTCTACATTACGGAGGATGATAGTTGCGAAGTCATCATATGGTTCTTCAATATGGTCTATCAGTAAAATGCGATTACCATAGGTAGCAGAGTCAGTAGAAAGGTCAACTGTAGTGCCTCCATCCTTGCTAGTGAAGACTAGCTTGTAGTATGGAGTATTGGAGGTAGACTGTTGAGCTGCCAGAAACGTTTCCGATAATGACCTCGCCACTACAGTACTCTCCCTCTACCAACTTCCCATCGTGCTATTTTATCACAGGATGTTCCAGTCCTATGACCGCACCTTTCAACCTCTATGTACCCTCTTTCTTCGGTGAGCGTATCCTCGTTGATAACTACCCCATACTGAATGAAAGGTGCTAGAGCATCTTTAATTTGGTCTGCATAGTTAGCCATCTCGGGCGGCAGGCATAAGTCCATTCTGATTCTAAAATCCCTTTCATCTGCCATTATTGATACCTCCATCTAGTTACGGCGTAGTGATAGTCAAGTTCTGCTTGGGTTAGTACTCTATTGTAAATCCAAACTCCACCTATTTGACCGATGAAGTCTCTAGACTGGTCATCATCAGTCCCAATACAGAAGGCGTTTGTGTCTGTTATGATTGGGTCACCGTCGGGGGATGCAGCATCAGATGACTTTGAGACGACGTTCTCAAATATCTCAATACTCCCATCTTTATCAAACTGACCTGCTATGTGATACCATGTATCTACAACCGCTACAGAACCATAGCCAGAATCAGAGGTATCAGCACCGTCCCATGTCATAAACCTCCAGCCGTTAGGTGCACTATGGTATAAAAGTAATTGTTTGTTGGTAGTCCATTTCCCAAATAAAGCCCTATCAGCAGACACATCAGATATGTTCACCCAAGCTATTAAGGTTACAGTACTTAAACCAGATACAGGGCTGGCTAAAGAAATGTAGTCATCGCTCCCGTCAAAGTATCTACCATTGGGTCGCCACAGAGCACCAGTAACAGCGCAATCATGCCTATAATAATCTACAGACTTGAACGTACTGCCTTTCAGTAGATGAAGCGGAAGGTATAGAACTAGTCCATTCATTATAGCACTGTCAGGGTATACGCCGTTAGAATTAACCTCTTTGAACTGTGGCTCTACGTCAGGAATAGCCAAGCCAGTCTCCACTCCCCTAGGTGCAAAGAGCCTTGTGGATTGCCCGTTTACTACAGTCATAGCTCCTCCTACATAAGCTCTAGTACCAGTACAAAGCCATAGGTGCTAGTATCTGTATTTGCCCAGTCAATATCAATAGAGTCAGTAGCCTTAAACGCATGATACGGTTCTAGGCTCAGGTCACTACCAGACAAAACCAGGTCTGTTAGACTGCCCACTGAAAAGTCCCGCTTATATAGAACCGTATCATAGGCAGCACCTGTTCCATCGTTCAGAGTTATAGTGAAGTCCTCTGACGTAGTTGGTGCAGCGCTGAGATGACCTCTAAGACCGACAATCCTAAACGGTCTTCCAGGAGCAGCGTTATGGTCAACCGAGGCAGCACCAGTTATACGATACTCATATATCTCCCTTGCCTGACCTGGAACTTTCATCTTAGACACTTGCGTGCCAGTTATAGTTGTAGCCATTTATATCAACCTCCGTTAGTTAGCGCCCGTAGTTTAGCTCCTTTCCAGTTTTATCCCTTGCCATACTGTAAGCTTGCCCAGCAGCCTCCCGCTGAGTCTTACCCTCATTCTTCATCAGGTATCTGATAGTCTCAGATATGGCTTCTCGGATTTGTTCCATAGTAGAGTTTTCATTCAGATTCTCAACAGCCAAAGGCATAGTATACCTCCTTCCTTGGAGGGAGAAGAAGTTGTTCCTCCCCCTCCATAAGGATTTATTTGCTATCCAGATTCAGACTCCTGCTTAATAGGGATAAGCTTAGTTCCACACTTTGGGCAGACCCTAGTACTATAAGTGTGGATTTGAAAGTTCACTGGACAGCTCTTATTTGGGCACTTATACTTTTTGCCAGGCATGCGTTACCTCCTTGATATGATTACTTAGTTGCTAATCGTCAGGAATATGAACGGAGCAGCCTGCGCACTGGCGCCCGCCTGCGGGATAGACATGACATAACCAGCAATCTGTCCCTGGTTATTATAGGAATCTGAGTAGTCCAGTTCATCAATACTGCCATCATGCCTAAATACGCAGATACGGTTGTTACTGCCAACGCCAACCTCTGCCTGAGGAGCAACCCAGCTAGGACCCAAAGTTTGCACCCATCCGAACTGCCCATCAGTGTACGCAAGTAGGGGCACACCTACTACAGGTTTCTCGTTTTCAGTATTGACATAGCTGTATGGACTTGCCATAATCTCAGCATGGTCAGTATCCCCAACGAGAGCCACAGGAATAGGGTCAAGGACAGTGATAGTGCACTCTCCACCGCCAGAATCCACAGCAGTATTAGATACGATAGTCCGCTTGATACTGCCTGCGCTGGCATCAAATATAAGGATTTCTCCCCCAGCTAGGGCGTTCTCCGCAATCTCTCCATCTCCTGATATACCGTCAGTAGAATCCACGTCAACTACCAGTGACATGGCATACTGCTCAGTGTCCTCAGCTATGGTAGTATAGGCGACTGCCTGAGGCTGCCCATTCTTAGCACCAAGGTCAGGATTGACAGTGGCTTTGAAAGCACAGTACTTGAGTATCTTATCGCCATCAATGAACTTTGTACCAAGAGGATAAGCTTGGGTTGAGTCAGGTACAGCTAGGTTAGGATGGCTAAGGTTTCCAAGTCCTACCTGGTTCTCTACAAAGGGTGGGAGGACTATAGACCGCCCATTGTAGAACCGTATGTTCTGGTTATAGTATTTTACAGCCATTTTGTTACCTCTCTTTTACTTAAGTAATATATTTCTTGGGATTAAACAGTTATTGCCACGTCGTCTACGTCAAAGATTCTTCCCAGGCACAGGCTTGACCCTAGTAACAGAGCGCTGTAGTTAACGAGTCTGATACCACCTGCATCGTAGTCTTCTAGCTCTGGAAAGCGAACTAGCTTATACAGGTCTCCCAGACCCTCAGTTCCGCCGTATGCATAGGTTAGACCAGGCTCCTGATTCAGCACATTACCGTGCTTGACAGCGAATATGCTAAAGGTTCTATCATCCGAGTAGAGTTCTCTAGCGTCAGACGAATCACCAGTACCTGTATCCGCCTGCTCGGCTACAAGGTAGTCAGTTCGGACTATGGGAGTACCATCCCAGAAGAGTACCCGCTTACCCAGGTCATTGTAGCCCATAGTGATGAAGCCGAGAGAGGCAGCCGAGTCGTAAGCAAGACCAGCAAAACCCTTCTCCTGATAGGCAGCATCCATCCAGCGGATGATTTCGTAAGGAGCCCAGATTTCATCTATACCATGAAGCATAGCATCTGTCAGCACTCTCAGATAGTGTAGGCTTAGTCCAGCAGAGCCATTGTCTATGTTCTTAGGGTCGTTAGAGAGGTTAGAGGTGTCATAGGCAGCTCCGTGCTCAGCAGCTAGGGCATGGAGACCATCAAACTGCTTAGAGCTGGTATAGGTGTTGTCGGCATAGATTATTCTAGCCCCTATCTTCCTCTTGAGCCCTTTCTCGCACTCCAGAAGCATTCTTGCTTCATAGTTGTTGTATGTTCCGTAGATACCTGGCAGGAAGTGGTCAAGTTTCCTCTGGATATAGCATCGGCGAAGAGTCATCTCTTTCTCCTCGTAGTCTACATCCTCTGACCAGGAGAGTTGCTCACCTATATCTATATCAGCCACAGCAGCCTCAACAGCACTTACTGCGGAAGGCTTTTCTCTTAGCCATTCTATCTTGAGTCCGCTGTGAGCAGCCTGACCTACGGTGAGCCGCTCTAAAGGGTTATTGCGCTTAATATCTTCTTCAAAGACACCTGGTATCTTCATTGACTGCGTTAGCTTTTGAGCAGCAGCCAAATTAGCCCAGTGTCCTCCAGATTCCGCCATCTTACTTTACCTCCAAAAGATTTCTAAGTTTGAGGAGCGCTGCGCACACCTCTTACTGGGGTAGATTCCAGTATCTTCTGCGCCCTCTCCATAGGAGTTGTAGGAGCAGCTTCTCCAGTTCCTCCACCTACAGCATAAGGTCCTACACCGCTTCCTCTGGCTGTAGATACAGCCTTCAATGCTTCTTCAAAAGAGTCAAGCGCTTTCATGTCTTTGTCTTTGATAGTATCAGGAGCAACCCCGTACTGTAGTACAAGATTAGCTCTCCTCAACTCTAGCGCTCTGTTAGCCTCAGCCTCTAGAGCCGCTATACTGCTCTTGGCAGCCTCCAGTTCCTGCTTGACACTCGCAGCTTCCTCGTTGGTCACTGCACCCGACTTACGGGCTTCCTCGTTCTCCTTGATTTTAGCGTTTAGCTGGGCAATTGTCTGCTGAGCATTAGACACCTCTAGTCTAGCAGCATCTATAGCTGCCTCGTGCGCCGCCTGCTGTGCAGTCAACTTCCCCTCTAAGCTGTTCTTAGCGGCTATCAAGTCAGACTCTGCTACAAACTTCTTACCATCAACTACAACCTTACCATCCTGAATCTCTACATTGGCAGTTGGTGCTACAGGTGTAGGCTCAGGAGTAGGTGTAGCTTCTGGCTCAGGAGCAGTAGGAGTAGTCTGAGCTGACTCACCACTAGAACCACCAGTCTTGTTGCCATCTGGTTCTGTACCCATTTTTACACTCCTCCTCTAAGTGTATTATACCACATGGTAGTGGCTATGTCAAGGATAAACAAATGTTTTTATTTATTTTATCATGTCCTTCACAAGATACTTCTTCCTCAACTCCTCATACTTCTCTTTAGCCTCGTTAGTTAAGAGGCTTGTAGTTGTGCCAAAGAAGTTGAGCCAAGCATCTGTCTCTGGGTCAAGCATCCTGAGTCGTTGTCTTGCTTCCCTTAGCTTCTTCTGATAGCCTGATATGAGCTTGAGTCCATCAGGACCTACTATCTCCCGTAGTTGCTCTCGCTCAGCAGCAGGAGCTACTTCAAATCTGCGTATCTGCTGTATCTGCTCAGGCTCATACTCACGGAGTACTATGTCTCGGAGATTCCTATATGGTCTCATGTACTCTCGGCTAACCTGCCAGTAGAGCTTCTCCATTGGAGTCCAGTCTGCTTGTATCCTCTGTAGTAAGCGTTCTCTATGAGGAGCATCCAAAGACTCCAGCAGTATATCTATGTAAGCGTAGTAGGTATCAAAGTCTCTCTCCATACGCTGAGACTCCCAGTTCCATCTGTACTCAGGACGAAGTTCATAGTAGTAGTAGAGCAGTTCCTGGTCAGGTGTCTGAGTAGGAGTAGGTATGTTGCGCTCTTCAAGCATCTTAGAGCGCTCCTCAAAAGTCTTAGGAACATCCTTGTAGGCAGGAGACTCGCCAAGTACACGTACAGCTTCTGCCATGCTACCCACTAAGTCGCTACGGAAGCTCATCCACTGGTCAGGACCTATCTCACCCTCTACAAACTGACGATTCATATCTACCATAGAGGGACGAATTAGCTTACCATCTTCATAGACCCCTACTCTTCTAGCCTCATTGTATATTCTGTCAAGCTCTTCGTAGTAGTCTCTAATCTTTACATCTAGCAATTGCCAGCTGGAAGGATAGAGAGGAGTTGTTACACCTTGCCAGCGACGGTAAGTCTCCCACTCATAGAGTAGCTTTTGCTGATATATATCTAGCTTGTAGTAGTCAGAGAAGCGCTTACCTGTTACTGGATAGTTGCGGTCAATCTGCTCTTGGACTGATACAGGCACTCCAGTTGCTTCTTCAATAGCCAATCTCATTTCCTTACGAATTTCTGTAAACTCCTGGGGTCTTATGCGGAAGAGTCCAGTTTGCTGCATCAGTATACCTTTAACACCATCTACCCTGGCAGTAGCATCTAGCCAGAGTTTCTCTTCCTCTGGAGTCAGTTTCTCGCCAGTCTGTTTCTTTCGCCAGATGAGATCAGCATCGTAGCCTTCTTCACCAAGCGTAAGCATAGTCATGTAGTCTCTAAAGCGGTCTGGATAGATATGCTCCAGTATTGCCCCGATATGTTCAGGAGACAAAGTGCGTAAGCCGCTGAGTCCTGTTCTCACCCAAGCAGGAGCCAGCTGACCCATCTCAGGTTTGCCAGTAGCAGCACCCCACATTACTATTGGTAGCATAACATGGATACCTGGGAAGAAACCAGCTCGCCCTATGTAGTCTATAAACTCCATACCAGGCATTACGTCATAGTACTCAGGAAAGTCTCGGAGGTAGAAGGAGCGTAGTCCGCCCATCCAGACAGAACCTCTCAGGATATTCATCTGAAGGTCAGTGCCAGGTACTGGTAGATAGCCCTGGTCTGTGTTCTCTACATATTTAGCTACTCCTGTTAGAGAGCCAGGAGTTCGCATGGCTGTCCTAGGTATCCAGCGCCAGCGAAACATCTCATAGTTCCAGAAGGGGAAGATAGCTCGCATAGATTCGTCTATGATATTAGCATCGTCATAAGTGGGATAGGCTAGAGCATGTTGCTCACGAGCTTTAGTCATGGCAGATTCTTTGGAAGACCACCATTCAGGAGTTCCTATTCTACCAAGTTCAACTTCCCTAGCTGGCTTAAGAGCCTCCAAAGCTGTTCTGAAACTTGGTAGTTTGTCAGATATCGCCCTAGTAT